ACCCCTATAAAGTGTTCCGTAAGCCATCCTAAGTATTATTTTCCTGATCTGTCCCCGCTCTTTGAGCTGATATTAATATGTCTTTGCCTTTCAACTTACCAACTAATTTATATGGCCCTCCTCCAGAAAGAGATGATACCATATTACCTAACTGCATCTTATTCAAAACCGCTTCAGGGCCCGACTCTCCAATCATGGCATAAGTAGCACCGTTGACTACTGATCCTTCGGCCATTTTGGGAACTGAGGCAATAGCAGCGATCATCGCAGCGATAGCAGCGATAGCCAAAATAGGCCCAACAATAGGAATGTCGGCAACCGCTGACCCTGCTCCTAATATCATGGCATACCCCGATTTTTTTGCCTTGTTATCTTCGGCGGTAGCCATTAAAGCTATCCCGGCTACTACTTTAGGAACCATCTGTATTATCCCGGCCACATATCCCATCCAATTACCCGTTGCTCCTCCTATTGCATTACCCAAAGTTTGAAAAGTCCCAGCCATACTATCTGTCACTGTTTGAAGTGCCTCTGATCTTTTCTGTGCGTCTTCAAGCATCGTGGAATATGTAGTAATAGCATCAGACATAACAGATACTATTGCAAGTGCATAAGGATTTACTACTACACTTGACTTTACGCCTTTATTGCTTGTTGATTCATAGGTCTGAAATCCTGCCGATTCGTTTGTTTTCTCTGATGTTTTTTTTGTGTAAAGATGTATCTGCTCTGTATAGGATTTTATTGCATCATAAGTATTGAGATTTTTTAAAGCCGCTTTATCAATCCTATTTAATAATTTTTCTGTCTGGACTAACTCGACATTAGCACTGCGTATTGCTTCCTTTTTATCTGACTCATATTTATAAATTTGGGCCTCATAACGCTCTTGTTCTCCTGTGGCAGTACCAATGCGAGTATATAAATCAATTTGCTTGTCGAGTAATCCCGTTTTTATTGCAACGTTTTCGGAACTGCGCTTATGAAAATCTGCTAACGCCTTTTGTTTCTCGATCTCCGTGGCATCGGCATCGGCAATCTTGGCCTTATCACCGGCCATTTCTGCCTCATTTTCAGAGATAGTTATTTGTTTTTCTGCTATCTCATCTTCTATGTCTGCTATTTCTTTTGCATAAACCCTGTATTGTTTTTCAAAAGCAGCTCGATCTTTTTGACTGGTAACTATACCTCCAATGGTCGTCCCCGACTTTTGAAGTAATTCGTAAGATTCTTTATATTGATGGTTTAGATCATAAACCTGATCAGCATATTCTTGTTGAGTAATTAGTCCGTTTTTTAACTCACGGTTAAGGGTGTGTATTTCTGAAAGCGAAGATAGCATTCCTCCTATCCCTACTTTGGCCGTCTCTTTCCGTGCTGCTTTCGCTTCAGGCTGATATGCAATAGCACCTACTTTTTGTCTATCAGCATAATCATCATAAAGCTTCATATCTTCTTTTGCTTGTTTCCAAGCATAAGAAAGAGCTTCAACGGCAGCTACAATAACCGCCAAAGGCCCCATAGCTGTTGCAATACTGGCAATTGCAGTGGGTAATTCTCCAAAACTCCCGGCTATCTCCTTAACGGCGCCGTTTACCTCGCCTGCCCCTTTTTTGTTATCGGCATTATGGGCCTTTAATTTATCCCTAAGTTTTTGAGAGGCTTTTGCAGCATCATCAGCAGCGGATTTAAAACCTTTTGCATCCCCTGTTATCTGCACACCTGCTGTTATACCCCTATTCTGAGACATTGCTTACAATTTTACATTATTCAGAAACTCTTCTTTCGTCATCCGTTCTGCCCTTGTTTCGACCACCTTATTGTCCCACCCAAATTTAAAGAGGTCTTTAGGTGTCTTGATGTTCTTCGTTCCTGCCTGCGCTATAACGCTATAAAAAGATATTAGTCGGGTCTGCTCCCATGATATCTTTTCGTTCTCAACCTTTGCCTCCATTATTGCTTTTATTTCATCCTGGCTCATATCGTCTAGAAAATAAACCGGAGATATACCAATCACTCCCACACAATAGCCATAAGATTCAGAAAGATTTACTTTTTGGGTATTACAGTTTTTTTTTGCTCATCCTTATTTGTAAGAATAGCAATAAAATCAAGTATTACCTGAGTATAATCACTCTCATCAAGCATATCTATAAAGTTGTCATAGGTGTAAGGAAAGTCTATCCCTTTTGCCTTTGCCCCTGCTTTTGCGGTGCAAAAAAGAAATTGAATAGTCTTTTCGGTTGTATTCATTTCGTTTATAGTACCCCCCGAAAGATTTTCGTATTCAATCATAGCCCTCATCGAGAGCCTAATGTAAAGGGTTACATCACCCGCTTTTATTTCTTTAACGTCTAATAGTTGCATAGTTTATGATTTAAAAAGGAAGGCGGAATATCCGCCTATCCCTTATGGTTTTGTAATAAAGTTAAATCCGCAGCAATGTTCGAACGAAACTTTATAAGTAGAGTTGTCACCATCCGGCGCAGTGAGATCATAACTCATTGGATAAAAATATCCACTGGCATATGATGCGCTGGCATTAAATCCAGATGTGATAACATCGCCAATCTTACGCCCAAAATATAGGAGTAGGGCTGTGCGTGCAAGTACCGCAGATATGATCGTCTCAAACGAGCCATAGGCTACCAAGCCATCGGCATCTGCTGTGACAGTAAATCTGCCTGGTAATGAAGATTCATAAACACCACTCTCTTTATCGGTAGTGTTTCGGGATTTTCCCTTGATGCTGAGCGTGAAGCTGGTTGCGTGTGCTAATGCTATGTTAGTCGCAAACAGATAAAGATCAGACCCACTGATTACATTTTCGGCCATAATTTAATAACTAGTTACTATGATGTTAAAAATAAGTTTATTATAATAGACTCCTTCGGTCATTTCATATCCCTCTTCCTGCCCCGTTAATTCAATGCGGTTGCAAGTTATATTATTTATTCGTCCCTGCTTGTTTTCAAGTGCTAATCTTATTTGATAGGCAACATTTTCTACCTGCGTATAATCACTGCCATAGTTCTTAACTGAAACTTTAAACTCATCGGATACCCACCTGTTTTTATCATAAATGGCATCGAGACTATCAATAGTGTAAATTACTACCGGCAAAAGAGTATCCTCATTTATAACATAAGGAAATATCTTATTGCTTACTAAAGCAGTTAACCCCGCTGAATTGCTCAATAGATAATTTACAAGTTTGCCTATCATTTTTTTACCTTGTTTGTCCGTTGTATAAAATTATCAATTGCGTGATACCATTCATTCTCAATTGTATCGTAAATCTTATTCTCTGTCGTTTCAAACGCTCTCTCCATAAAATGAATCCCGACGATCTTACCCGTAGCCCCTGTTCCTTCTTTATGTTTTTTCCTGAACCTTTCCGCTGTCCCATGTTCAAATATATGTCCTAATGACCCCCTTTGCGCCCTTCTTGTCCCTACCAGTGCAGAAATATCCTCTGCCATATATATTGCTCCTATCGACTTAGCCAGTATCCCTTTCCTTCGTGGTACGATATCTTTTGCAGCATTAATAAGCGGTAATGATGCTTTTCTAAATGCGGATGCGAATATCTTTTTTTTATCAAGATTTGAAAGCTCATTGAAAAACTCACTGAGCATCGTTATTTTATCCACATTTATCTGAATATCCATCTTATACTTTTTTGGCTATGCTGTAAACAATATCCGTCCCTATCTTTCTCCATCCGATAAAATTATCGGCATTAGCAGCCCCCGACAAAGTTACTCCTGCTATGTCTTTAGTAAACATCGTTCCCAGAGTCAAAGTATATCCCCCCGTTCCATCAACTATAAGTTCAATAAGCCCGGCATCACCATTGACAACATTAGTCAGATTGACTACTGTATTCCCGGTTACAGATGAGCAAATAAAATCTTTATAAGTCGTTCCATCTATGGCAAGGGGATTTGCAAAGGTAAGAGACTGAAAAGCATCGGCCACTCCTTTTGAGGCGGCTGTCACCAACCCTTTACCGTTTACGGTTATGTCGGCTGATTTAAAGCTGCCAACATTGGAGTTAACTGTATTCAAGGTAAGGGCTTTTGTGCCAGTTACGTCCCCTGTATGGGTTAATTTATCATATATGTCTGTAACATAATCATATAACTCAACAAACATATTATTGAGATATCCGTAAATCAATTGCCAAAAGCCAGGGCCTATCGTTATTCGTGCCATAATTTTTAAGTTAAATATGATTTATTGGTCAAATTTGTATCATCATAAAGATAAGTGTATGTTGTTATCGCATCGGGAACCATATCATCTCCTGTTTTTATAAGTGATATTTTAAGGCCCTCTTTGCGTCCTATTGTTTCAATGTAAGTAATCGAGTAGCTTGCCGTAGTGTCATCAAGTTGAACCTTCATT